GCCCAGCGCGCGCTTTCAGGTGCACCGCGATTTCCAACTCGATGCACAGCACTTCCAGTTGATGGAAGACAGCAGGCGCGCGCTGGGCCGTGTCAGCCCCGTCACGCCGGCCATGCAGGGCCAGGCCGGCACCGCGCGCAGCGGACTGCAGGAAACCACCCAGGTGGAGCAGTCCCAGATCGGCATGGCTGACTTGATGGACAACACCAAGGACGGGCGCACGATGGTGGGCGAGTTGCTGATGTCGCTGATCATCGAGGACATGGGCGACGAGGAGCAGACCATCGTGATCGAGGGCGACGTGCTCAACCCACCGCGCACCGTGGTGCTGAACAAGGCCGAAGAGGACCCCGACACAGGCTTGGCCTATCGGTCCAACGATGTGCTGCGCACGCGCATGAAGGTCGCTCTGGAGGACGTGCCGAGCACCAGCAGCTTCCGAGGCCAGCAGCTCAGCTCGCTGTCCGAGGCGGTGAAGTCCCTGCCTGAGCATATCCAGGTGGTTGCGCTGCCATTCCTGATTGACCTGATGGATCTGCCCCGCAAGAAGCAGGTGGTGGAGGCCATCCGCGCAGCATCGGGACAGCAGACGCCGGAGCAGATCGAGCAGCGGGTGCAGCAGGAGGTGCAGGCCGCGCTGTTGAAGGCCGGCCACGAGTTGAAGGCGCGCGAGCTGGAAATGAAGGAGCGCATGACGGACGCCCAGATCAAGAAGGTGATGGCCGACGCTGTGCAGGTAGGCGTGCAGGCCGCCTTCTCGGCGATGCAGGGCGGGGCCCAGGTAGCCATGAATCCTGCCATCGCGCCCATTGCCGACGCCATCATGCAGGGCGCTGGCTACCAGAAGCCCAATCCAGGCGGCGACGACCCGGACTTTCCTGTGCCTGGCGTTGCGGCCGGCGGCCCAGCGCCGCAGTCTGGCGGTCCGGGCGCGGCCGGCGACATCGCCCAGGTGCGCGAGAACACCAGCCCCGCATTCCCGCCAATCCCTCAGGAGCCGGCGCGCGGCATGCAGGGGATCGAGACGGCCACCCCTGCCGACAACCTATAGCGGCTCACTCCGTCCAGAGTTGGATGCTGCGCGCGCGCGGCCTGACACTGTGTTCCACGTTGAAGGCGAAAGCCAGAGACGAGAAGCCTGCCCGTGATGGGTCGGCACCTCCCGCAGCTGGAGAGCGTGATGGTCGGGGCTTCGGCCCCGGCCTGATCCTCGAATCTGCGTGCCCCTTCAAACAGGCCCGGCCGGATAGCCGGGGATGTGGAGCACCTACATGCCGATGACCCCTGAGCAACTGCTCGAATCCGCCTTTGCAGGACAACTGGATCTGGACGCGGACGCGACCAAGACCGCCGAAGCCAGCAACGCCGCGAGCACTGCTACTCCCGCAATCGCCACCCCTGGCGCTGAGCAAACTGCTGCGGCGCCTTCTCCCGCTCCTGCCGCTGCACCCGCTGTTGCAGCAACCCCGGCTCCTGCACCTGCTGCAGGCGCGGCGCCCGCTCAGGATGACGAGCCGGCCGGCGCGCCTATTGCCAGCAAGTCGGGCAGCTACACGATCCCGTTTGAGAAGCTGGCTCAAGCTCGCACCGAGCGCGACCAGTTCAAGGCGCGCGGCGATTCGCTGGAGAGCGAGAACGCCACCTTGAAGGCTCAGATCGACCAGTTGACCCGCAGTCAGCAAACTAACCTCGCACAGGCCCAGGCGGATGCCTCGGCTCGCGAGCAAGCGGGCGCGGCGCCAACCTCGGCTGACAAGAACTTGGCCATTGCCCAGGCCGCCGCCTCACAAGGCGTGGACATGGCCCTTTTTGGCGACTTCTCGGAGGAGGGCATCGCCAAGGGCGTGGCTGCGTTGGTGGACCAGCGTGCCGCAGCACTGGTGGACGCACGACTGGCCCAGGCCATGCAGCCGCTCCAGCAGCGCGAACAGGTCAGCGCCCGGCAGGCGCACGACAACGCTATCTATGCGGCCCACGCGGACGCGGACGAAATTGCCGACTCTGCCGAGTTCAAGCAGTGGGTGGATGCCCAGCCTGCTTTCGCGCGCGCAGCCGTGGCCAATGTCCTGCAGAACGGATCCGCCGCCGAGATTGTGGAAGTCTTCAGCACCTTCAAGGGTGCCAAGCCCGCCGCTTCTCCCGCAGCCAGCCCGGCCGCTCCTGCCAATGCCGTGGACGCGGCCGTGGCAAAGGCGAAAGCTGATGCAGAGCAGGCCGTGCCGGTGAGTCTGTCCGAACTGACGGGCGCGGCTGCTGGTGCCAGTGAAGCGGAGCGCGCGCAGGCACTGGCCAACAACCCCGCGGCGCTGCTCAACGTGATGAGCGGTATGTCACCGGCAAAGATCGATGCCTTGATGAACAGCTTGGCGTGAACCGCTGAATATTTTTTGAAACCCGGGCCACCTCGTGATGAGGCAGCCCTCTCCCCAAGACGGAGGACATATGTCCGGAAAAACCAATGTGGCAACCGGTTCGCCGAATGCCCAATTCGTCCAGGCTGCCGGGCTGTTCGCTCAGTCCATGCAGCGCAATTCGACGCTGAACCGCATGGTGGGCACCGTCCCCCAGGGCGAGGCTCACGTCAGCGCCGTGCTGAGCAAGCAGACCTCCACCGACATGCCCATCGTGCGAACGGTGGACCTGACGCGTGGCAAGGGCTCCGAGGTGGAGTTCCACTTCGTGCAGCCCACCAATGCCTATCCCATCATGGGCAGCCGCATGGCCGAGGGCAAGGGCACGGGCATCGAGTTGGACAACGGCCGCGTGCGCGTGAACCAGGTCCGCTTCCCCGTGGATATCGGCGACACGATGACCGACATGAATTCCCCCGTGGAATTCCGTCGCATCGGCCGGCCCATCGCGCTGTCGCTGATGAACGGCTACCAAGACCAGCTGATGCTGACCCACTTGGCCGGCGCGCGCGGCTTCCACGACAACATCGAATGGCGTCTGCCGACCGAGGCTCACCCGCAGTTCGCGGAATTTGCCATCAATGAAGTGAAGGCGCCTACCCGCAATCGTCACTTCGTCGCAGACGGCGATGCCATCAAGACCGTGGCCGCCAACGCGGGCGAGCTGGACATTGCATCCACCGACGTGCTCGGCATGGATGTGGTGGACAGCATTCGCACGACGATGGAATCGATCCCTCTGCCGCCGCCCGCCATCAAGATCCCCGAGGACAAGGTGGCCGAGGATTCGCCACTGCGTGTGCTGCTGGTCTCCCCCGCGCAATACCACGCATTCGCCCAGGACCCCGGCTTCCGCCAGTTCCAGGCGAACGCCCTGGCGCGCGCGTCCAAGGCCAACAACCACCCCCTGTTTCTGGGTGAAGTGGGCCTGTGGAACGGTATCTTGATCTGCAAGATGCCCAAGCCCATCCGCTTCTATGCTGGCGACACTGTCCGCTACTGCGCCTCCTACGAGACCGAGACGGAAAGCACCTGCATCGTCCCTGCCTCGTTCGGCACCACCCATGCGGTGGACCGCGCGATCCTGCTGGGCGGCCAGTCGCTGGCCCAGGCCTTCGGCAAGTCCAAGCACGGTGGCATGCCGTTCTTCTGGTCTGAGAAGGACTTCGACCACGGCGACAAGCTGGAGCTGCTGATCGGCGCCATCATGGGCGTTTTCAAGATCCGCTGGCTGGTGTCGCAGGGCAACGGCAAGAAGCACTTCACCGACCACGGCGCGACGGCCATCGACACGGCTGTGCGCATCATCGGCGAGCGCAACTGACGCGCCCCAGGGCGGGCGGTCGGCTGATCGCCTGTCCTCCGCTGAGTTCTTCACCATTTCATCGGAGGCCAACATGGCAACCATCACCAAAGTGCAGTCCGCCAGCAATCGCCTCGGCGCGACGCCGTGGGGCAACCTGAGCGCCCTGCATTACACCCTGGCCACCAATGCGGCCGGCGCGGCCCTGGGCGGCGACATCCTGACGCCCGCCATTCAGGGCACAAAGATCCGCCTGGGCCTGCTGCCCGCTGGCTTCAAGCTGATCGACAGCCTGGTCGTCGTTGCCGTTGGCATGACGGCATCCGTCACTGCCAAGATCGGCTTCGAGTATGCCGACGGCGTGGATGTGCCGGCCGTGCCGCAGGACGACGACTACTTCGGCGCTGGCGTGAACCTGGCCGCCACGGCGCGTCTGCGCAACGCCACCGCCAATCCGGTCATCACGCTGCCCAAGGATGCGTACCTGATCCTGACCGTGGGCGGCGCGGACAACGCCAAGGCCAGCGCGCTGGACTTGGTGGTGCTGGGAGTCCCCGAAGGCGTGGCCTGATCGAAGCCGCGCTCGCGGCGATGAACCATGCAGCAAGCCGGCCTGTCCGGCTTGTTTCACATGAACGGAGCGAATCATGAAATTCGACAAGCTGGAATACACGGGCAAGAAGCCCTATCACGACCGTCTGGCGGCCACCCATTGGCAGCCTGGCGACACCAAGCTGGTGCCCGAGGCCGTCGCGCGCAAGCTGCTGCGCTTCGTGGAGTTCAGCCGCGCGCCGGCAACCCAGCAGCAGGCGGACCAGTTGCAGCTGGAGGCCCAGCAGGGTCAGCAGGCGCAGCAGCCCGACACGTCGGACCAGCAGGACGATGCTGCGCTCCAGCAAGCGCACGCCGCCCAGCAGCAGGCGGACCAGTTGCAGCAGCAAGAGCGCGCGGCCACAGAGTCCATGCTCCTGACCATCGAGGGCATGGACAAGGGCGCCCTGGCCAAATACGCGGCGAAGTACGAGGTCAAGCTCGACGCGCGCAAGGGCGAGGCCAAGATGCGCGCCGAGGTGGCCAACCTGATCGAGCAGTTCGGAGCACGCTGATATGACGCTCCAGGATCTGATCAACCGCTTCCGCGCCGACTCCAAAGACTGCGTGAAGCCCTACCTTTGGGGCGAGGAACTGGTGACAGCCTGGCTGAACGAGGCCGTGGCTGAAGCGGCGGTGCGCGGCCGGCTTCTGTTGGAAGTAGAGCGCCCTCAAGTCTGCCATGTGCCGGTGAAGGAAGGTCAGTCCACCTATCCTCTGCACCCCGCCCTGTACG